CATCAGGTAGAGCACCATTACTGCTTGATCATGATATGACTAAGCAAATTGGTGTAATCGAAGAATTCAAATTAGATGAGACAGCAAAAAGGACAACTGCTGTAGTTAGATTTGGAAAATCTGCTTTAGCTCGTGAAGTATTTGAAGATGTAAAAGATGGTATTCGTATGAATATATCTGTTGGATATCGAATCGATAAATTAGAACGCTATGAACATAAAGATGAGACTTACTATAAAGCTCAGTGGACTCCTATGGAAGTATCTTCTGTATCAGTTCCAGCAGATCAAAGTAGACTCGTTGGAGTAGGTCGTAGTAAAAATAAACAAAATAATAACATTGAGGTAAAACTAATGGAAAATGAAAAGAAACAAGATATTAATCTTGACGAAGTTAGAGCTCAAACTGTTGAAGATGCTAAAGCTGAATTTAAAAGAAATTCAAAAGAAATCATTGATTTAGCTGTTAAGCACAACAAAAGAGATTTAGCTGATAAAGCAATTAGTGATGGTATCTCTGTTGCAGAATTTAGAGGAATTTTATTAGAAAATATTTCTAACAATACTCCTTTAGAAACTCCTTCAGAAATTGGCATGACTAAAGAAGAAGTTAGAGAGTTCAGTCTAGTAAAAGCTATTAGAGCTATGGCTAACCCATCTGACAGACAAGCACAAAAAGATGCAGAATTTGAATTTGAATGTTCTGCTGAAGCTGCTAGACAGTATGGTAAAGATGCTCAAGGCATCATGCTACCTGCTGAAGTCCTAAGAACTTGGGGCAAAAGAGACATCAATTCATCTGATGATTCAACTTTAATAGCTGAAGATTACAGAGGTGGAGATTTTATTGATGTATTAAGAAACGAATCTTCAGTAATGCAAGCTGGAGCAACAATGCTAAGAGGATTACAAGGTAATGTTGTAATTCCTAAGAAAACTGCTGCTTCATCTGCTGGTTGGATTGCAACTGAAGGTAATGCTGCTTCTGAAAGTGAGTTCACTTCAGGTTCAGTAACAATGTCACCAAAAGTAATTGGTGCTTTTACTGATGCAACAAGACTCTTATTACAACAATCTTCATTAGATGTTGAGAACTTAATTAGAGATGACTTAACAAAATCTATAGCTACTGCTATTGATTTAGGTGCTTTAGCTGGTTCAGGTTCAAGTGGACAACCAACAGGTATTGCTAATACTTCAGGTATTAACACAACTACATTTGCTGCTGCTAACCCAACATGGGCTGAGATCGTAGCTATGGAAAGTGCTGTAGCTAATGACAATGCTTTAACTGGTTCTTTAGCTTATATCTGTAGACCTGCTGACTTTGGTACTTTGAAAACAACTGAAAAAGCAACTAATACTGCTCAATTTGTTGTTTCTCCTGATAACACTATGAATGGTTATAATGTTGTTAGAAGTAATCAAGTAACAAGTGGTGATTTCTACTTTGGTAACTTTGCAGACTTATTAATTGGTATGTATGGTGGTTTAGATATTACTGTTGATCCTTATGCATTATCAACTTCAGGTGGAGTAAGAATTGTTGCTCTACAAACTGTTGATGTTGCTGTAAGACATGCAGTATCTTTCTGTAAATCAAGCGACTAATTAACTGATGCTTAAATGGAATGGGGGTAGTAATACCCCCAACTTAAATATGAAAAAATACAAAATATTAACAGATACAATGGCTGGTGGTTCTAAAGTTCATGCTGGCGATATAGTTGAATTACCTGAACATGAAGGTCATGCTTTATGTGGATATGGTAAAGCTGAAGTTCATACAGCTAAACCTAAAGTTGAAAAACAAGATAGAAGTGTAGGTTTAGAAACTTCAAAAGTAAAAGCTCCTAAGACTAGAGCTAAAAAGTAAATCATGCCTTTAGAGAGTGCATTAGATTTTAACGCCTATGTTGATACAACAACAGGTCATGGTGTTACTGCCACTTTCTTTGAGGTACAACAAACTCTATGGGATGATCTTCCCTTAATAGATACTCTTTTTGATATTGATTCAGGTGCATCTAAAAATATAGATATAATTATAGATCAAGAATATTTTAATATTGAGGGTGGAACTGTACCTGTTGCAGGTTATCAACCAAGAGCAATAGTCAAAGCATCTGATGTTCCTTATATATCTCAAGAAGATAAATTAAGAGTTGATGCTATTACAACTGATCAAGGTAATGTTTTAAAAGCTGAAACTACATTTATTATTAGAACAGTAGAACCTGACAATACAGGTTTAATATCTTTGGTTTTAGAGGAAGAATAATGTCTCAATTTAGATTAGAAACTGAATTAGATATGGCTGGATATTTAGATATTAATTTTGGTCATGGAGTATCTGCTGTCTATACTAATTCAGGTACTTCTACAACTATTAATATTATTTTAAATAATGAATATGTAGAACAAGAAGAAGGTATTGGCGTAGAAGCATTAAAACCAATAGCCTATTGCAGAACTATAGACGTACCAAATATTGCATTTGGAAATAGATTAGATGTATCTGCAATTAAAGATACAAATGGTAATATACTCAAAGCAGCACAAAACTATACTGTTGTTAATATACAAGCAGATAGAACAGGTTTTAGTGCATTAATGTTAGAGGAAATATAATGGCAAATCATATAAGACAACAAATAAGAGAAAAGTTTGGAACTACTTTAACTGGTTTAACTACAACTGGTTCAAGAGTTTATGAGTCAAGGGTTTATCCATTAGAAACAGTACCAGCATTAGTTATCTATACTAAATCAGAAACATCTGAACCAATAGTGATAGGTACTGATCGTGTTATGAGTAGAGAACTGTCAGTAGTAGTAGAAGGATATGCAAAAGCTACTAGTGACTTTGATGATACTATTGATACAATATCAAAAGAAGTTGAAGAAGCAATAGCAGCAGATAGAACTTTAGATGGATTAGCTAAAGATTGCTATTTAGAATCAACAGAAATAGAGTTTAATGGTGAAGGTGAGAAACCACTAGGATATGTGAGTTTAACCTTCTTAACTAATTACTATGTTCAGGAAACTAATCCTGACGTAGCAGTATAGGAGACAATTATGAAAATGATTAGTCCTGATGGCAAAGTTTCTATAGAAGCTCATCCTTCTAAGGTTGAGTCTTTATTGAATAAGGGCTGGAAAGAGGAAGCAGTCCATTCGCAAGATAAAATTAAATCTTCTTCTAAGAAAAAGTCGAAAGACGAGGTAGAAAATGGCAACACATAAAGGAAGTGAGGGAACTGTAAAAGTCGGTTCTAATGCTATTGCTGAAATAAGATCTTACAACATTGATGAAACTGCTGATACTTTAGAAGATACATCAATGGGTGATTCTGCTAGAACGTATAAACCATCATTGACTTCTTTCTCAGGAAGTATTGATGTATTTTGGGATGAGACTGACACAAGTGGTCAAGGTGCTTTAGATATAGGTTCTGAAGTTACTTTAAACTTTTATCCTGAAGGTGATACAGCAGGTGATACTTATTACAGTGGATCAGCGATTGTAACTGGTGTAAGCAGAAGTGCAGCTTTTGATGGATTGGTAGAAGCTAGTATTTCAGTTCAAGGAACTGGTGCTTTAACTGAAACAACAGTATAAGAACATGAAACTTATAGATAAGGCAAAAGCTCATTTTGACTCATTAGATGTCAAAGAGATAGAGATACCTGAATGGAGTGATGGAGATGAGGTTCTTAAAGTATATGCAAAGCCATTAACGCTAGCAGAAATGTCTAAATTGCAACGATATGCAAAAGATGATGACGTAGCATTGATGGCTTATTGCTTAATATATAAAGCCTTAGATTCTGATGGTGAAAAAGTATTTGATCTATCAGATAAACATACACTTATGAATGGTGTGGATAAAGATGTGCTTGCAAGAGTTGCAACTGAAATCATGTCATCACCAAGTGTAGAACAACAAGCAAAAAAGTAGCAGAGGATAAGGACTTATTTGCTAAATACTATCTAGCTGAAATGTTACATTGCACACTTCAGGAACTAGAAGAAAAGATGACCTTATCCGAATTTACAGGATGGTTAGCATATTTAGAGGAAAAGAATAGGCAGATAAGAAATGGCAACTGATTATAAATTAAGAATTACAGCCCAAGATAAAAGTAAAAAGGGCTTTAATTCAGTAAATAAAAATATCAACAGCACCCAATCAGCTATGAAAAAATTAGCTGGTGCTTTTGCTGGTGTTTTTGCTGTTAGACAAATTGTTGAATTTGGTAAGGAGACATTAGCTTTAGCAGATACTATTGGTAAAGTTGCTGATTCTATTGGTGTTCAAACAGAGTTTTTACAAAGATATCAATTTGCTGCTCAACAATCAGGATTAACTACTGAAGAGTTTAATAAGGGTATGCAGAACTTTACCAAGATGGTAGGTCAAGCACAACTTAGAACTTCTGAAGCTGGTAGGACATTAGAAAAACTTGGAGTACAAGTTAAAAATGCTGATGGTTCTGTAAAAGGTGCAGAGCAAGTATTTATTGAATTGATGACTGCTCTTGATGGTGTTGGTAGTCAATTTGAGAAAAATGCTATCTTAGCTGACCTTATGGGTAGAGCAGGTGTAAAACTTGCTGTTATGGGTAAAGATGGTTCAGAAGCTATGAAAGAATTAGCTGCTTCTGCTACTGGAATTATACCTGAAGAAACTATAAGGGATGCTGAAAGATTTAATGATTCTATGAATCGTCTACAAAGACAGGTTTTAACACCATTAAGAAATGAGTTAATTGAAGTTGCTACAGCTTTTCTAGATGTAGCAGAAGCTATGGGATTAGTTGACCCTGAACCTTACACTAAGAGTATAGAAGAACAAAATCAACAGTTTGCAAATTCTAATACATTGATTAAGGCTATGATGAATACTCTTAGGAAAAATAAAGAGTTAACAGAAGACCAAAGAAAAACTATAAAAAATGCATTACTAGAAGAAATAAAATTAAGAGATGAAGCTAGTGAAGCAATCATAAAATATAATAAGACTCAAGAAGCTAAAGAAATATTTACTGGAAGCATAGATACTAGCAATCAATTAAATAATTCAATAAAAGAAAATATAACTGTAGTAAAACAATTTGCAGATACAGTTGAAGGTGAATTAACAAGAGCATTTACTGATTTCTTTGATTCTACAAATAAACAATTTTTAGATTTCCAAAATTTAGCCACCTCAGTCGCAAGAGCAGTAGTTGCTGAATTGATAAATATATTTGTAGTACAAAAACTTGTAGGAATGGCAACAAGTGCTATAACTAACTTAGGTACACTTGGTAGTGGTGGTATGGGTGATGTAGTAGATGGATTTCAGAATTTAGATGGTGGTGGTTATACAGGTAATGGTATAAGAGCAGGTGGTTTAGATGGTAAAGGTGGTCGTTTAGCTATGATACACCCACAGGAGACTGTTATAGATCACACTAAAGGACAAGCTATTCAATCAGCACCAACAGTAAACTTTAATATATCAACAGTAGATGCTGCTGGATTTGATCAATTACTAGCATCAAGAAAAGGATTAATAACATCAATCATAAACAATGCCATGAACAATCAAGGCAAAATGGGAGTCGTATAATGTCAGGACAATTTCCAACATCTCCTAATTTTAGAAGTTTAAATTTTAAAGATAATAGACCTACTTTATTAAATCAGACTTTATCAGGTAAAAAACAAGTCAGACAAATAGGTAGTCAATATTTTTCTTTTACAGTGCAAATGCCACCTTTACAACAAGAAAAGGCTCAAGAAGTATTTGCATTTTTACAAAAACAAAAAGGTTCTTTTGAGGATTTTACTATAGTTGCACCATTAGATAATTTAGGTGCAGGCAAAGCAGAAACAGATATACAAGTAGTTGGAGCTCATACATCAGGAGATGCTTCTATTGCTATAGATGGCTTCTCAAACAATCAAACAGGTGCTTTGAAAGCTGGTGATCTAATTAAATTTGCTAATCATAGTAAAGTGTATATGGTTCAATCAGATATTGATTCTGATGGTAGTGGAGCATTAACTGTTCTTATATCACCTAACCTAGTAGCATCTCTAGCAGATAATGAAGCTGTTACTGTAAATAAACCTAGTTTCACTGTTTATCTTGAAAATAATGAGATTATGTATTCAACAGATGCTAGTGGTTTTTATAGTATTTCATTTGATGTTAGAGAGGTTATAACCTAATGCCTAGAAGTTTATCGTCTGATCTACAAACTCAAGTATCATCAACAGCAACAAAAACAGCTTTCTTAGTTGAGCTTAATCTATCATCTACTATTAGATTAACTGATTGGTACACTAATGTTACTTATGATTCTAACAGCTATGAAGCTGGTGGTTCTTTTTTATCAGTTGATTCAACAACTGAAACTGGTCAATTAGAGGTGAACGAAGTTAATTTAGGATTTTCTAACATTACTGATCAAGTTAGGTCTTTAGTTGAAGATGGAGAATTTACAGATAAAACAGTTGATATATATTTAGCTTATTTTAATGATGATGAAACTATTGTAGGTGCAATCAATTATTTTACTGGGCAAATTAGAAATATTGGGATTAACGAAAACTTAAATGAATCAACTTTACAAATGACAGTTGCATCGCATTGGGCAAACTGGAATTTAACAAAAGGTAGACATTTTTCTGACGAATCACAACAATCATTTAGCTCAGGTGATAAAGGATTTGAATTCGCAACTCAAGTAAAAGCAGATGTGAGGTGGGGTGTCTAATGGCTTTTATGTTACCAGCATTCTTTAGTAAAATTGGTGCTTTTATAGTAGGCAACTGGGCAAAAATTAAAGCTGCTGCTTTTATAGCTACTTTAGCTGTAGGTGTTAAAGGTTACAGACAAGCTCAGGATATGCTTGCACAATCACAAGCTATTTTAGCTAATAAGACTGCTGCTGGTGGGAAAATACCTGTTGTATATGGTACTCGTAGAGTTGGTGCTCAAGTTGTTTATATGGATGTCTCTAATAATGATTCAAGACATTTATTTGTAGTTTATGCATTATCAGTTGGTGAATGTGATGAGATTCTTTATAGAACGATTGAATTGGATGGCAATCCTTTAACAGACCCTAATAGATTTAAATTTGGCTGTTATGTTGGCTCAGATAGAAATAATCAAACTGGTTACAGTAGTCACCAACCTTTAAATACAGTTTCTCAAGTAGGCTCTACTATTAGTGCTGGTGCTGGTCAATTTGGCACAAATCAAAATGCAAGATACAGAATAACTTTAAACCTTCATCATGGTACTGCATCACAAACAGCAGACCCAATGCTTGTTGCATCTATGCCTAACTGGACTTCATCACATAGATTAGATGGTGTTTGTTATATAGCAGCACATTACAAATACGATAAAGAAGGTATGTTTTCAGGAATACCACAACTAACAGTACAAGTTAAAGGTAAAAGAATTTATGACCCAAGAGACACCAATCAACAGTTTGGTACTCCAACTACTTACAAACATTCTGATAATCCAGCTTTAGTTTTTTTAGATTACATTACTAATAATGAATATGGTAAAGGTTTAACTTCATCACAAATAAATATGTCTACTTTTAGTTCTGCTGCTAATGTTTGTGATACGCAAGTTGATCAACCTTATTTTAATGGAACAGCACAATCTTTAACTTGGTCTGCTAATAGTGGAGATGATTTTTTTACTATTTTAGGAACAGATGCTAATGAAGATTGGTGGCAAAACAAGATAGGTGAACTATTAGATTTATTTGATGGAAATGGTAATGGCGTATTAGATGAAGTAGAAATAAAAGAAATACAAAGAACTGAGTATTTTGATACTACTCAAGAATTTATTGTATTCATAAATGGCTATTTTAGTAGCAGTTATTCTTCACAAAATGGTTCTTCATTATTAAAAGTTAAACGATTTACTACTAATGGTTATTTAGATTCAAATAGAAATGTAATGGAAAATGCTAAAGAGCTTCTTAGTAATATGAGAGGTATTTTTCTTTATATTAATGGTAAATACGAATTATCAATAGAAGATACAGGTTCTTCTACATTTAGTATTAACGATAATCATATTATTGCTGATGCTGGTATATCTGTTGATTATGGAAACAAGGACAAAAAAGCAAATAAGGTTATTGTTGAATTTTTTAATGCTAATAAAAAATACGAATTAGATACAGCTACAGTTTTACATGATGCTAGTCCTGAATATTACTCAGATGATAATGACGAAATACTAGAAATAAAAGCTGAGTTTCCTTATGTAACTGATCCATATATTGCTTACAACATGGGTAAAGCAATCTTAACTAGAAGCAGAAATCAAACTACTATGCAGTTTTTAGGAACTCCTGAAATGTATAAGTTAAATGTAGGAGATATAGTAGATTTAACTTATGCAGGTTTAGGATTCTCAGGTAAAGTTTGTAGAGTTGAAGCATTAGAATTACAACCTAATGGTTTAGTCGCAGTTAGCTTAATAGAATACTTTGATGTTTATACTTGGGAAGTACCACCTCAAGAGCCAGTAGAAGAATTAGCTAACTTACCTTCTGCTTATGCAGTTAAAGCTCCGACAGGATTATCATTTACTGATACTGATTCAAGTTCTACAGGTAGACCATTCTTATCTTGGAATGAACCAACTGACTTTCCTGATTATCAATACAGGGTCAATGTTGTAGATAGTTCAAGCAATCAAGTTTTAAATAGAATAGTAGATGTAGAGAATTGTGATTTAAACTTTTTACCTGTTGATTCTAATTATGTTGCAAGTGTGACTTCATTAAATGTATTAGGTTCAGAATCAGATGCAGCCACTTTAACCTTTACTATTGGTGATGCTCCTACAGGAAGTGCAGATATAAAAGATAATGCAGTTATAACAGATAAAATAATAAATGATGCTATTACTACTCCTAAAATATTAAATGATGCTGTAACTGATGCAAAAATTAATTCATTGTCTGCTAATAAAATTACAGCAGGAACTATTGATGCTTCAGTTATTACAGTTACTAATTTAGATGCAGATAATATAACGTCAGGAACTTTAGCTACTGCTAGATTAAACGTATCAGATATTATTAGTACAGGTAATATTATTGTTACTGGTGATAATATATCTACATTAACTAACAATGCAGGGTATGTTGATGCATCAGGGGCAGCTTCAGCAGCACCAGTACAATCAGTTGCAGGAGCTACAGGAGCAGTATCAGCTTCAACTATTATTACTGCTGGTAATATTGTTGTTCAAGGTGACAATATATCTACTCTAACTAATAACGAAAACTTTATAGATGGTACTCAAGTTAATTCAAATGTAACCTCTATATCAGGTGGAGTAATACAAACAAACACAATTGCTGCAGATAGACTCAATGTAACTAACTTATCATCTATATCAGCAGACTTAGGTAGTATTACTGGTGGTAGTATAAATATAGGTTCAGGTCAATTTACTGTATCATCAGCAGGTGATGTGGTAGCTAACTCAGTTACAACAAGAGGTAAGTATTTATCTAAAAATATTACTGCTACAGGTCAAGCAGGTTTATTTTCTGAGTTATCAGACAGTGTTACAGGTGGCTCAGACCCATTAAGAATATTATGTCCTTCTGATGATTCTGATAAAGATTTCTTTATTTTAATGGGTAATGATCCATATAGCATGGCATTTTCAAGTGGTGTACCTACTTCAGCTAATCATGGTCTATGGTTTACTGGTACTGGTTCTATTTACATGGGTGGTACTAACGATTCATTTTCACCATTAGCAGATAATTCAAATGATTTAGGTAGATTAAATAATAGATGGGATGATATATATGCCACAAATGGAACAATACAAACTTCTGATGCTAATGATAAATCTAATATAGCTGATTCAGATTTAGGATTAAGTTTTGTATCACAACTAACTCCAAGAAAATATACATTAAATGATGGAGATTCTAATAGAACACATTATGGTCTTATAGCTCAAGAAGTTAAGACTGTGTTAGATAATAACAACATAAATACATCTGATTTTGCTCCTTATATTAAAGGTGAAATTCTTGATACAAACAATCAAGGAACAGGAGAATATAAGTATGGTTTAAGATATACTGAATTAATTAGCATACTAATTAAAGCAATACAAGAATTAGATCAAAGAATAGAAGATTTAGAGAATTAACATATAATAGGTAGATATTATGGCACAACACGATTACAACATAGCAAACCAGTCAGGTGCAGATTTTAGAGCAGATTTAAATAATGCTCTTTTAGCTATTGCAACAGTCAATAGTGGAGCAACTGAACCATCAACCACATTTGCCCATCAATTATGGGTAGATACATCAACTAGTGAATTAAAGATCAGAAACGCTGCTGATAATGCATGGATTACTACAGGTGTTAGTATTACTGCATCTAATACATTTACAGGTGACTTAACAGGTAATGTCACTGGTAATGTAACAGGTAATGTTACTGGTAATGTAACTGGAGACTTAACAGGTAATGCAGATACAGCTACTACTCTTGCAACTGCAAGAACTATATCTTTATCAGGAGATGTTGTAGGTTCTGCTTCTTTTGATGGTAGTGCCAATATAGATATAGATACAGTAGTTCAGATTAATTCAATTACTTTAGGTACTGATACAACTGGTGATTATGTTGAATCACTATCAGGTGGAACTGGTGTAACAGTAACAGGTGGAACTGGAGAAGGTTCTACTCCTAGTGTTGCTATAGGACAAGCTGTAGCTACAACTGATGATGTTACTTTTAATAGTGTTACTGCTCCTGATTTTATTGGTGATTTACATGGTGCTGTAAGATTCCCAGCTAAAGCAGATGGTGCTTTATCAAAGGGTGATGTAGTTTATATTTCAGGTGTTACTGGCAATAATCCAACAGTAGCAAAAGCTAAAGCTGATGATGCATCTAAAATGCCTGCATTTGGTTTAGCTGCAAGCGATGCTAATGATAATGCTAGTGTTTCTATTTTAACTTTTGGTACTTTATCAAATATTGATACATCACAATTATCAGTAGGACAAATATTATATGTATCTACAACAGCAGGAGAATATACAACAACCCCACCTTCAGGTGAATCAGCACAAATACAAAACATAGGCAAAGTTCAAAGAAGTCATGCAAGTGCTGGTTCAATAAAAGTAGGTGGAGCTGGAAGAAGCAATGCTACGCCTAACTTAGATAATGGCAAAATATTTATAGGTAATGCTTCTAATGAATCATCAACAGCAACACTTGATACTTCTATAGTCGTTGAAAATACTAATCTTTACTATACAACTACAAGAGCAAATACAGATTTTGATACAAGATTAGCTACTAAAGATACAGGTGATTTAACTGAAGGAAGCAACTTATATTACACAACAGTTAGAGTTAATTCAGATTTTGATACTAGATTAGCTACTAAAGATACTGGAGACTTAACTGAAGGCTCTAATCTTTATTATACAGATGCAAGGGTTAATTCTGCATTTGATACAAGACTTGCTACTAAAGATACCAATGATTTAAGCGAAGGAACAACTAATTTATATTACACATCATCAAGGGCAAATACAGATTTTGATACTAGACTTGCAACTAAGTCTACAACTGATTTAGCAGAAGGCACTAATTTATACTATACATCTGCTAGATTTGATTCAGCTTTTACATCTAAAGATACAGATGATCTTAGCGAAGGATCAACTAATTTATATTACACAACTGCAAGATTTGATTCTGCATTTGGTAATAAAACAACTGCTGATTTAACAGAAAACACAAATTTATACTATACAGATACAAGAGCAAATTCAGCTATAGATACAAGAGTAACTAAAGCATTTGTTGATGCATTAGGAATACAAGCATCAAGCGTAGATGCTAATTCAGTTGCATTAGGAACTGATACTACAGGTAACTATGTTGCAACGATAACAGGAACAGCTAATAAGATTTCAGTGTCAGGAAGTGGTAGTGAGTCTGCAGATATAACACTATCGCTACCTGATGATGTTCAAATTGCATCTGATTTAACAGTAGCAGGTAATTTAACTGTTAATGGAACTCTTACATCTCTTGATACTACTAACTTAGATATAGAAGATAACTTATTCCAGCTTAATGCAGGATTAACAGGATCACCAGTTAATGATTCAGGTATGTTGATCAATAGAGGTACTGCTGATAATGGTATCTTTATGTGGGATGAATCTGTTGATAAATTCACATTAGGATTAACAACAGCAGATGGCAGTGCTACAGGTAATATTACTCTTAATTCACTTGGTACTTTAGTTGCTAATATTGAAGGGGATGTTACTGGAGCAGTTACAGGTACAGTTTCTAGCTTATCTAATCACGATACTGATGACTTAGCTGAAGGTTCTAACCTTTATTATACCCAAGCAAGATTTGATTCTGCTTTTACTGCTAAATCTACAAGTGATCTATCTGAAGGATCAAACCTTTACTATACAGATGCTAGATTTGATACAAGACTTGGAACAAAAGATACTGATGATCTGTCTGAAGGAACAAGCAATCTTTACTATACAACAGCTAGATTTGATTCTGCTTTTGGTGGTAAGTCTACATCTGATTTATCTGAAGGTACTAATTTATATTATACAAGTGCAAGAGCTAACTCTGATTTTGATACTAGACTTGCAACAAAAGATACTGGGGATTTATCTGAAGGCTCTAACCTTTATTACACTGATGCAAGAGTACAAGCTGTTTCTATTAACAATGTTGTAGAAGATACAACTCCCCAGCTTGGTGGTAATTTAGATTTAAACTCAAGCGATATAACAGGTACAGGTGATATTAATATTACAGGTACAGTAACAGCTTCAGATTTAGAAATAGATTCAGGAACTTTATCAGTTGATTCTACAAATAATAGAGTTGGAATTGGAACGACTAGTCCTAGCCATGATTTAACAATACAAAAATCAGGACAAGATAATTATATAAGAATTGGTTCTAATTCAGATGGTTATGATGCAGGTGTATATTTTGGTACAAATGCTGATTGGTCAATAGGTATTGATAATTCAAATAGCAATGCTTTTAGTGTTGCAAGTGGCTCAACTGTAGGAACAAATCCTAGAGTTACCATTGATTCTTCAGGCAATGTTGGAATTGGTACGAGTAGTCCAAGCAAAAAATTTGTTGTGTCTGAAAGTGGAGCACATGGTTTTGAAATATCACCTTATGATGGTAGTCAAAATGCAACAAGGTTAATTAATTATAATAGAAGTACAAACGCATATTTTCCTTTAGAAATTGAAGCATCACAAATTACTTTTGAAACAGGCTCAACAGAAAGAATGCGTATTGATTCTTCAGGTAATGTTGGAATTGGAACGAGTAGTCCAAAAGAGCTTTGTGATATTAATGGTGGAGGTTTAATTGTACGAGGTGCTTTAACTAATGGAGTTGGTAGCGGTAATGGTTTAAGGTTTGAACACACCTCAGATATAGGTCAAATTTATTCATTGGAACCAAATGTGGCTTGGAGAGAGCTAAGATTAAATGCTTCCCAACAAACTTTCTATATTGCTAATGGCGAAAAAATGCGTATTGATTCTTCAGGTAATGTTGGAATTGGAACGACTAGTCCTTCTACTTTATTACACTTATCTAATGCGTCAAATCCAGCTATAAGAGTTACAGATACTACTAATTCATTAAACATTGAAATAACTGCAACTGATACTATTGGTTATTTTGGTACAGAAAGTAATCATGCAACAGCATTTATAACTAACAATACAGAAAGAATGCGTATTGATACTTCAGGCAGATTGATGGTAAACCAAACATCTGCTTCAGCAGCTAGTGCTGGGAATAAAATGCAACTTGCTGCCGATGTTTTAAGCACTGGTTCTTTGGCAGGATTTTTTTGGGAAAACAGAAGTGGCATGACAATAGCTTCACAAAGTGGCTGGGGTGGTTGGTACTCAACTGGAACTGCAAGTCATTTCATATATAGTGATGGTGCTAATAGAGCTAGTATTGGTCGTACATCAGGAACATATACTGCTCTTTCAGATGTAAATAAAAAGAAAGATTTTGAAGATTCAACTGTAGGTTTAGCTGAAGTAATGCAGTTACAACCTAAAAAATTTAGAATGCTAGATGATGCAGATGATGCTCCTAAAAAATTAGGTTTTGTAGCCCAAGATGTTGAAAATGTAATACCTGAAGCCTACGTTGAAGATTTAGCAGATGATGAAAATGAAGAAACATTTATTGGACTTACAGATACACCGATTATTGCTGCTTTAACCAAAGCTATACAAGAACAACAAGATCTAATAAATAATTTAACTTCAAGAATAGAAGAGCTAGAAAATTAGTATATAATTTAATTAATATAAACTTATAGGAGAGTTAAATGAGTAAAGAAGATAATAAAATGGAAAACCAAGAACCAGTAATAATTACATTTAATGGCAAAGAATATAGAGCTGCTGATCTAAACGAGGATCAAATGGCACTTGCTGCTAAGTTAAATATTGCTGGTAAAAAACTAGCTAGACTTCAAGAATACTATGATGATTATGTGATCACTGATGAATATAAGAATCTATGTATCCAATCATTTGATAGAGCTATTAATGCTACAAATGAAGAAGCTGAGGTAGTAGAGGAAGAATAATGCCTAGAGTCACTGCATCAGATGTAAGTGTTGAATTAGAAAAGCACGAAATTCAATGCAGTGAAAGATGGACTCAAAACTGGAATAGACTAAAAAAGATAGAAGAATCAGTAAAAGAATTAGATTCAAATACTGATGCTAAACTTAACAAAATTGATTGGTCTATTAAAGGTGGTTTGGGTGCAGTCATATTAATACTGTTAAGTGGCATTATCACCTTGATTATTAAATTATGATAGATAAACTAATCCAACCTGTAGGTGACATATTAGATAAATTTGTTGCTGATAAAGATTTAAAAGTAAAACTTTCCCACGAGCTTGAGAAAGAAATAATTTCGTTAAACAAAGCACAATTAGAAGTAAATAAAGTTGAAGCAAAACACAATAACATATTCGTTTCAGGCTGGCGCCCTGCTATTGGTTGGATATGTGGTTTTTCAATCGGTTATCACTTTATCTTAGAACCTATTATTCAATACATTCTTATAGTCAATTCAATTCAATTTGAAACGCCTGAGTTTGACTTTAGTCAGCTATCTACAATCGTTATGGCTATGCTTGGTATGTCAACACTTAGAACATACGAAAAAACTAAAAAATGAAAATCATAGATAAAATCAAGAATACTGAGTTTTATCAAAACTGGGCAAAAGCATTTGCTATATGTTACCCAATGATGGTTGAAGGTGATTTATCAGCATTAACCTTTACACATTTTTGGAAAGCTAATGTTACTGGGATCATAGCAGCTACTCTAGCTTCACTAACCAAAAAATCTTGGTATCAAAGTTTTATGCAACATAAATATGCACCAGCAATCATTTTAGGTCTCTGCACCTTTGTTGCTGATTTATTAGTTCACCCAACTCACTTTGGAGCATTTTGGACTGAAGCTCTAGCAACAGGAGTTGGTGCTGGTTTACTATCAGCTTTCTTTATCTATAAGCCATTAGGAAAATAAAATGTACGACAACATAAAAGAAATGCTGATCAAGAATGAAGGATTGGTATGTACTCCTTATCATTGTAGTGCTGGTAAATTAACAATAGGCGTAGGAAGGAACTTAGAAGCTAATGGTATCTCAGAAGATGAAGCTATGTATCTTTTAGAGAATGATATCAATAGAGTTGTAGCTAATTTAGATAAGATGTGGGAAGTATGGAGAAGTTTCCCTGTACCTGCTCAAGAAGTTTGTGTTGATATGGCATTTCAAATGGGCATAGCAGGATTTATGAATTTTAGACAAACACGAGCTCTGATGGAGATGGGGTGCTGGTTAGAAGCATCAGAGGAAGTATTAAGAAGTAAGTATGCAGTTCAAACACCAAATAGGGCAGCTAGGAATTCAAGAAAACTAGCTTTGTGTAAAAGTGCCAAGAAAAACATCAGACCAACATCAAGCTAATTCTAGACTTGGTGCATTAGGAGAATCATTAGTTCAAACCTTCTTGCTTGAGTACGCTGACTTTTGTTACCCAACGCAAGAAAAACATCCTGCTGACTTAATGGTTGAATTTGGTTCAGCTAAATATACAGTGCAAGTAAAAAGCAGAAGAGCTACTAAAGAAAAGAAGTTTGTATTTGCTGCTGAGAACTCAAGATCACAATCTGAAACCTATAGACAATATACTTGCGATATTCTAGCTTTTGTTTTTTTTGATGATGATAAGAAGCACATTATGTTTAAAGCAAACACATCATCACAAAACTATTTTACTTTTGATAAGAAATCCATAACTGATGATATGGAATTAGAATCCCTTAAAGAAACACTGGATAGTCTAAGTTCAGTACCAGTTCTGAATCCTATAATTTAGCACCTAAAAATAAATTAATATTTTTTTACACATTTATATATATTTATGTATAATGGGGGTATGTTAATTAAAAATAAGGAGTTAAATAACATGAACTATAACAATGTAAAAGATGCTTGGGGTAATGTATTAACATCAAGACAGTCACAAACCAAATCTAAAGTTAATTTTCTAATAGGCAGAAGCAAGGGTGATACTGCTGAATTAGAAAGACTTTGGAAATTATATGACGAAGCTCACGAAAAATATAATAAAAAAATAGATGCTCTTACAGCTAAAAGAGATTATGAAGTTGATTATATTTGGAAAGAGATTTGTAAATTAGAAGGGAGTAAATAATGTCAGCAACTAGATACACACTACAAGTTCAACTACCCAGTATAGGCTGGGTGGTTGCTATCAAGACTAGCGACTTATTCTATATGGCTAGTAAGAGAGCAAGATTAATTGCTCAAGGGCATAAGGTTAAATTAACTAAGGAGAAGAAGTAATGGCTAAATACACAAACGAAGAAAAAGCACTTATGGTTTATGCTTTAAATCTTATGGCAGGTGAATCACATATTTGGAATGATGAAACGCATGACAAAATATTCAGACTTATTGATAAGGTTGATACTCCATTTATACCTAATGATGATAGTGGTTTGTACAACAAAAAATATCAAAACTATATGAAAAGCTGGGAGAGTAAAAAATGAACCTAATGTGCAATACCAAACATGGTGTTATTCAATGGAGATGGAAAGACTCAGGTCAACCATCTCCTGAATACAAATCATTGAATCATCAATGGTGGATTCCTAAGAAGACTGAGTTTGAATTAGTTACTAAAGTTGATCCTACGATTAAGCAAGAAATCAAAGACGAGATTTGGGAAGATATGCAATCTGATTTTGAGTATCAGAAAGGCATTTATAAATTACATAAATTAAATAAAAGGGAGAGTAAATAATGAAAACATTAGAATTATTTGCAGGTAGTAGAAGTTTTAGCAAGATAGCAAAAAGTTTAGGTCATAAAGTATATACAACTGATAATCAAGACTTTAAATCTATAGATCAAGTATGCGATATATTCGATTTTGACATCAATAAAATACCTTATAAACCTGACATAATTTGGGCAAGTCCACCTTGTACAAGTTTTTCTGTTGCATCTATTGGTCATCATTGGAATCTTGACCATACACCAAAAACTGATAAAGCTGAATTAGGTGTGGCAATTGTAAAAAAGACAATTGAAATTATTAATTATTTAAAACCTAAATATTGGTTTATTGAAAATCCAAGAGGTAAATTAAGAAAGTTAGATTTCATGCAAAATTTACCAAGAAAAACTGTTACATATTGTTCTTATGGAGATATGCGAATGAAGCCTACAGATATATGGACTAATTTTGATTTTACGACTAGAGCTATGTGTAAAAATGGTAATAAGGACTGCCATCACGAACCAGCTCCTAGAGGATCACAAACTGGAACACAAGGATTAAAGGGAGATTATTTGCGAAGTCAAATACCACCAGCTTTATTTGAAGATATATTTGAACAAATTAATAAAAGGGGGAGTAAATAATGGACTATCAATTATTAATATTAGTAGCTGCTGTAGCTTACCTATCTTATGGTGCTGCACTTTTAATCAACGACAGGAATAACAGAAAATGAATGTAACATTTAATTTAATGGGTGGTGGTGAATTAAATATACCATCAAGAGCAATCAGTGGTTTCTATAAAGATGAATTTACCAGTGAGGTCATAGTTGAAGTTAATGGTGATGAATACAAGGTTAGAGATTCACTAGATGAAGTTAGATATATATTGGGGTTAGCAAGATGAAAGTATTAGTTGCTTGTGAATATAGTGGAATAGTAAGAGATGCTTTCACTAAAAAAGGACATGATGCTATCAGTTGCGATATCTTACCAACTGAATCAGAAGGTAAGCATTATCAAGGTGATGTATTAGATATATTAGATGATGGTTGGGATTTAATGATTGCACATCCACCATGCACACACTTATCAGTTAGTGGTGCAAGGTGGTTTACTGAAGGAAGAAAACCAATGTATTTAAGAGATGAAGCTATAGAGTTTGTGAAAAAACTTATGGATGCACCTATTGATAAAATATGCATTGAAAATCCTGTAAGTGTAATTTCTTCATACATAAGAAAATCTGACCAAATGATAAACCCATTTCAGTTTGGTCACATGGAATATAAAAGAACTTGTTTGTGGTTGAAGAACTTACCTAAATTAAAAGAAACAAATAATGTAAAAAAAGAAACAGATGCATTACCTGACAAAGAAAAGCATAGAATTTGGTGGATTGGTGGTGGTAAAGGAAAAGAAAGAAGTAAATTTTATACTGGCATAGCAGATGCTATGGCTGAACAATGGGGATAAATATGAAAATAGAATCACTTAAAAACTTTGAATCTAAACAAAAGGGTCAGGCTCTTATTTATAAAGACTTACCCAATGAGGACTATCATGCAAGTGTAGGGATCAGTAGTAGTTATGTTAGAAGGTTTGGTCAATCCCAACTTCATGCAGTCAACTACACTTCTGAATCTACTCCAGCACTAAAGTTTGGAACAGCAGCTCATTCTTTATTAGTAGAAGGACAAGAAGCATTTGATAAAGAAGTCAGGGTGCTTACAGGTTCTCCTTATACTAAAGCATATAAAGAAGAGAAGGCTGAATACGAAGAGCAAGGATTCATAGTATTAAAAGAAGATGAAGCTGAGATCATAAAAGGCATGAAAGAGAATATGATCTATGAGGGTAATGCTTACCTAAATGCAACTGGCAAGATACCTGAAGCAAGTATCTACTGGTATGAAGATGACGTGCTATGTAAATGTAGACCTGATGTTATGTGTCCACCTTTAGATGAACCTAACTCAGATAACAGGATAGTCATTATTGATTACAAGACTACACAATCTTGCGAACCTCATGCTTTTAATTATTCAGTTAAGAAGTATGGCTATGATATGCAAGCTGCTTATTATAGAAGAGGAGTTGAGATGGCTGGATATGAAGTTACTGATTTCTTATTTATAGCTCAAGAGAAAGTACAACCTTATGCATCTAAAGTTTTTAGAATCACGAAAGAACAAATGGATTATGGCTGGACTATGATGGAGCAATACCTGAATGATTATAAAGAATATCAAAAAGGTAAACCTTTAAGTATTTACAATAGTCCTAATGTTGTGGATTTGGTGTTGTAATGAACAAGCTATATATAAACAAGAGAGGTAAGTACATTTATTGTTATGAGTACACAAAACAAAATCGTTTAAATAAACAAGGTAAAAATGAAAAAGTGCTTGTAATTAATAACGTAACTCAGATTTTAAAAAAGGGCGAATAGATATATGAGAGTATTTAGATTTATGGAGAGTTTATCTTACGCCCTTGAGATTAGTATAAGGGTTTTTGGAAGAGTAGGTAATAAAGTTCTAGCTTTATTATCAAATTAAATATAATATAAAAAGTGGAGAGTCATTATGGACGAAAAAACAAAAAAGGCACTTTGGATTCCTGAAGAATTACATAAGGATATCAAGGTGTTTGCAATCACAAATAATATGAATATTGAATCTGCTACTCAGCTATTGCTGAAGTTGGGCATGGTTTCTTATAAGGAGAATAATCATGGGTCAGCATAAAGCAAAAGTAGAGCAACGTAGAAAAGAACTAGAAGCTGAAAAGCTAGATAAGCAGATCAAAACATATTATTTTCAAAAAGGTGCTGGTAAGCATTACAGGGAAGTAACATACATGAGTGGCAAAGTAGTTAGGACTGAGTTCAATGATTGAGTGGATTCTATATTTTATTGCAGGAATATTTGGATTAGTATTTATAGGAATCATTTTAAGTGTATTAGCATTTATATATGTAATTAGAGAGTTAGATTAATGGTAAATGGTAGAAATAAAGGTGCAGCTTTTGAGAGACTAATAGTCAATAAGATCAATGCAGTGTTAGAAGAAAAAGGTTTAGAAGAGAGAGTAAAAAGAAACTTAGATCAGTATCAAACTAAAGGCATGGCTGATATTTATTTCAGGAACTTTGCGATTGAATGCAAAAGATACAAAAACAATGGCAATCAGAACATTTACAAGAACGAATGGTGGCAACAAGCAGTAGATAGTGCTGGTGATAACTTGATTCCTATATTGATATACAAGTTTGATCGCAGAAATATTATGTGTGTTGTACCACTATTTTTAGTAAACAACTTTGATAAAGCTAATTGGGATTGCACATATATGTGTCCTTTATCAGATATATGTGAAAGGTTAGATGAAATCATACAAAGAGCAGATGGATTTAAACAGCTACCTGCTTGAGCAGGACTTTGAGGATTATTGTAGGTTTGCCTACGAAAAAATACAAAGTGCTTGCGATTTTCTCGGAATAATAAATGACGAGGATTATGAGAGTTTTAAGGAAAGATGTTATTCAGAACTTGAAACTAATTACTTAAACAGTATTGAGAAAACAATACATTAACCATAGGAGAGTATATGGATATATTAGGTGGAATGAGTAGTTCCAGTGGTGAGAGTCAGCAAGTTTATCTTGCTTTTAAAACCATGCAGCAAAAGTTTTTTGCTAATGGTGAAACTCCAGTTGAATTTCAATATCTACAGCTTGATCCTGCTACCTTTAAAAGTGGCTGGGGTCGTTATACAAAAGCTGAAGGTTTTGAATATCACTGGGATGATAAATTTGGTGTAGTTAGTTCTAAACCAGCAGATGACTTTAAAAGAGCATTTAGTGCTTGGGTATTTCCTCAAGGAGCTCAACACGCATATCTTTGGCAAAGATTTACCTACGCTGAAACAAGTGCATTTAACAGCTTGTTAGCTACATTTTGGAATCAAATGGATACTTCATCTGATTCTCTTCCAGTAGTTAAGTTTGAAGGATCAAAACCAATTCAGGTTGGAATGGGTAATTCTTCAGAGCTAACTTTTAGCTTTGCTAAATTTGCACCAAGAAGTGATGGTTTTGTAATACCTCAATGGTATTTAGACCAAGAAGCACCAGTAGAGGACACATTTAAGAGTCCCAACGATGGTCTTAGCGATAAAGTAGCTGAGATGGTTAGTCAGAATGAATTGACAGATGATGATATACCCTTCTAATGCAATCAGTAGATTGGCAAAGAATAGCACCTGAAGTTGCAAAGCAATTACTAGGTGAACCTACTAGCACCTCATCTAATGAATTAAGATGGGGTCGCAAGGGTTCTTTTGTTCTTAACTTAGAAGCAGGCACTTGGTTTGATTTTGAGAATGATAAAGGTGGTGGATTAATAGATTTAATCAAACACTTGAATCAAGATGTCAATACAGTTTTAAAACAGTTTGGTTATGATCTAGCATTACAATCTAATGACTCCTTATTAAGTGGTTTTTCTCCCCCTAAAATTAAAACCACTAGTAGTGCTAGATCATTCACTAGAGATCAAATGATTGACCTTTACAAACAAGCAATTGTAAAGGTCAAGTATGCTAATAATTTCATGGTGATGCGATTTCCTGAAGGTCACTTTATTAAGCAGAAATATGCACCATTTACCCTCAACAATGATCAAAGTTGGTCTATGAAGCGACCTGAAGGCTTATTACCTATTTATTACACAAATAAGTACCCTACTAAACCTATTATCATAAATGAAGGTGAGAAGGCTCTACGTGGCTCAGAAGCGATTTATGAAGGTGATAGTTGTACTTGGCATGGTGGGGTAAATAGCTGGGAGAAAGCAGATTGGAGTCCTATATTTGGTAGAGATGTTTGGATATTTCCTGACAATGATGAAGCTGGTATTAAGTGTGCTAATGATATAGCTAAGATGCTAAAGAAGAATGGTTGTAAAGTAAAAGTAGCACAACCACCTGAATCGTTTAATGAAAAAGATGATTTATATGATGCATATATAAGAGGAGATTTTAAAGAGTCAAAAGATTTAGAAGAGTACATTATTAATTGTACTGAGAAGAAACCTAAAGGTGCTGTTACCTTTACAAGAGCAGATGAGGTGTTAAGGCAAGTAGATAATCCTGACTGGCTCATAGAAGATGTAGTAGAAAAAGAATCATTGATGTGCATCTTTGGAGCTCCTAAAAGTGGTAAGTCCTTTATTGCTATAGCTATGGCAGCTTCTATTGCTAAAGGTGAGAGATTCTATGGCAATAAAGCATACGCTAAACCAGTAATGTACGTGTGCGGAGAGGGGCAACGTGGCGTAAAACGTCGCTTGGCAGCATGGCAGCAAGGTATGTTTGATTTAAACAACGTGCCTTTATATCTATCAGATAGAGCAGTTAGGGTTAATGATCCTGATGATTTTAAGATGTTAGAGGATGAGATAGAAGCATTGGTACAAGAAGTAGGTGATATAGGTATGATTG